GCTGACCAAGTCGGAGCGGCAAACCCTGATCGCCGAGACCCGGGTGGCCCTGGCAGCCAACGACGGCATCCTGTTCACCAACGCCGCCGTCGAGACCAAGGACCACCTGCTGACCAGCGAGCAGCTGCTCATCGGGGCGCGTAACGGGTCCGCCGTGGACGTGGCCCGCCTGGTGTCCACCCCGGCCGCACTGATCGACGCGGCCACCGAGGGGTCCTCGATGGACTACACCAACCTGGACCACCGTAACCAGCTGTGGATCGACTTCGGGCTCTCGTTCTACATGGACCCCATCGCTGCCCGCCTGGGCATGGACGACGTCCTGCCGTCCGGGCAGCGCGCCGCGTTCGACACCAGCGACCTGACCGCCACCGCACCTGCGGGCACCGGCTACCCCACGGAGGACTGACCCATGCAGCTCGAGCTCGCGTTCTCTCAGCCCGCCGCCGCCGACGAGCACGGCCGGCGCATCCGCGGAGTCGTCGTCCCGTACGGGGTCGCGTCCGCACCGACCGCCAACGGCAGGCGCTACCGCTTCCACCGGCCCCCGACCAACGCCGACGACCTGATCGACGTCGTACGCGAGCATGACGACGACGCGGTGGTGGGGCGCCTGGACGCCTGGGAGCACGCCGTGGACCACCTGGCAGCCTCCGTGCGGCCCTTCTCGACCACGGCTGGCAACGACGCCCTGATCGAGGCGACCGAGAAGGTCCGCACGGGGTTCTCCATCGGGGCCGACGCGACCGACCCGGTGCTGGCCGCGGACGGGGTCTACGACGTCGGGGACTGGACGGCCCGGCACATCGGCCTGGTCCGCCGGCCCGCGTTCAGCGACTCGACCATCACCTCGGTGGCCGCATCCCAGGCCCCGCCCGACAAGGACGACGACCAGGACGAGGACCAGGACGAGCAGGAGCAGACCACCGACGAGGACACCAAGGACACCACCGAGGGGCTCGAGGACGACGACCAGGAGGACGACGTGACCATTCAGACCAGCACTCCCCCGGTGGAGCTTGCACGCCGCTCCCGCCGGCCCGCAGACCTCACGTTCGCCCGTGCCCGTGACGAGCTGGCCGACGCGATCCGCCGCTCGCCCGACGCCGCGTTTGTCAACGCCGCCCTGACCGACATCGTCCCGGCCGGGGACGCCGGCGGTGGGTTCCTGCAGCCGCAGTGGCTGGGCGAGCTGTGGACCCCCATCGCGGCCCGCCGCGACTACATCAACTCCATCAACCGCCAGACCCTGACCACCGGCACGAGGGTCTACGGGTGGCGCTGGGCGACCACCCCGGTGGTCGGGGACTACGCCGGGAACAAGACCCCCATTCCGTCCAACGCCGCCGCCACCGAACCTGCTGAGGCGCCCATCACCCGCCTGGCCGGTGGGTGGGACGTGGACCGGATCTTCGTGGACCTGGGCGACCCAGGGTTCCTTGAGGCGTTCTTCCAGGCCGCCACCCGGGACTACGCCATCAAGACCGAGGCGAAGGTGTCCGCGGCCCTGCAGGCCGACGCCACCGACGCCACCGCCACCGACCTGGTCGGGGCCCTGGGCGTCATCGCCCAGGAGTTGAGCGCGGTCGGTGCCGCGCCCGGGTTCGTCGGTGTGGCCGCGGACCTGTGGGGTGAGTTCCTGGGGATCACCGCCGACCAGGCCCCGTTCTGGCTCGCGTCGTCCTCGAGCGTGTCCCTGTCGGGCTCGGAGGGCACCGTGTCGGGGCTGCGGTTCTTCGTGGACCCGTCCCTGCCGGCCGGGCACGTCCTGGGTGGGGACCGCAACGCCGCCACCTACTACGAGGCCGTGCCCGCCCCCCTGCGGGTGCAGGCGGTCAACATCCCCAACGGTGGCATCGACATCGCCGTGTTCGGCTACCAGGCGGTCCTGGTGAACGACCCGCGCGCCATCATCGACGTGACCGTGGCTGCCCTGCCGCTGGCCGACACCTCGAGCCGGCGGGGCGCCTCGAAGTGACCGATCCGACGCCGCCGGTCTTCACGTTGTCCTGGCTCGCCCCGGACGACGTGAAGGCCTGGCTGCGCCTGGACACCGACGACGCCACCGACGACGACCTGGTCCGCCGGGTCGCCGGCCTGGCTGAGCTGTACGTGCAACGCTGCCGCCCCGACCAGTGGACACCCGCCGACGTCGTACCGACGTCGTACGTGCCCGACGCGGAGGTCTACCAGGCCGGGGTGATGTACGCGGCCCGGGAGTACCGGCGCCGTAACTCCCCCGGCGGCATCGAGTCCATCACCGACGCCGGCGCCACCTACGTGTCCAAGTACGACTCGGACATTGAGCGGGCGCTACGCACGGGCACCTGGGCCGAACCAGCGGTCGGCTGATATGTCGATCGCCACCGCCGCCGCCGACGTCCTGCAGGCGCTGCAGGGCGCCGGTGTGCGAGCCGTGGACGACGCCCGCGACATCAACCCCCCATGCGTGTACCTGGTACCCCCTGAGGGGTCCCTGCGGTTCGACCGGGGCCGCGCGGACTGCACCTGGACGATCTACCTGGTGACCGGGGACGCCGGCGCCCGGCCCGCGACCAAGGCCCTCTCGGACCTGCTGGACAAGGTGGCCGGCACGTTCTCGTTCACCACGTTTGAACGGGTCGCGCTGACGGTGCCCGGTGCCGGCGACCCGCTGCCGTCCTACCGGCTGACCTGGAAATCCCTCACACCGATCGGAGACTGACATGGCCACCACCGCGGACGGCACCGGCAACCTGGGCCCGGGCACCCTGACCATCGGGATGACCGGCACCCCCATCGACGTGTCCTGCCTGATCAACGACGCCCGGATCGACCCGAACATCACCGCCGGGGACCAGAAGACCATGCTGTGCGGCACCACGAAGTCGAACCCCGACGAGATCGAGTGGGCCCTGTCCGGCAACATCGACGTCGACGCCGGCAAGGCTGCCGGGTTCTTCGCCCTGTGCAACGAGCACTGGGGTGAGGTCGTCGACTTCGTCTTCACCCCGTCCACCGCGGTCGGCACCACCGCCACCGGGCAGCTCAAGCTGCACCCGCTGTCGTTCGGGGCCGACGCCAACGGGGACTACCTCAACTCCGACTTCGAGTTCTCCCTGGACAACTTCAACCCCGCCACCGCCTACACCTACGGCGACGCCGTCGCGGACCTGGTCGCCGCATGACCGGCGCCTACCAGGTCAAGGGCGCCGACCAGCTCGCAGCCACCCTGCATGCCGCCGGGGCGGACCTGGCCACCCTCGAGGCCACCCACCGCCGGGCCGGGGAGACGATCTTGGACGCCGCCCGGCCCCGCACCCCGGTACGTACCGGGCGCCTGGTCTCGTCCCTGTTCGCGACCGTCGACGCCGCCGGGGTCACCGTGTCCGCCGGCGCCCCCTACGCCGCAGCCGTGCACGCCGCCGACCCGTTCCTGAGCGACGCCCTCAAGACCACCCAGACCGTCGTCGTGGGCCTGTACGAGACCGCGGTGACCGCCGCGGTCGATTCGGTGCACGGCGCATGAGCGCCCTCAAGACCCTGCGCCAGCACCTCCGGGTGACCCGCGAGGGGCAGACCCTGGACGCGTGGACGCGGCCCATCGACCTGGACGTGCTGGCGTTCACCTGGAAGAAGCACCCCGACTGGCCGACCCGTGAAGAGAACCCCGTGGGGTTCCTGCTGTTCTTGTCCTGGGCGGCGCTGCGCCGTGCCGGGGACATCCCGATGGACCTGAAGTACGAGACGTACAAGACCGAGGTGGAGGACATCGAGGAGCTGGAGCCTGAGCAGGTGGTCCCTACGGGGCCGGCAGCTGGGGCCGGCTGATCTGCGAGCTGGCCGTGCACACGCACATCCCAGCGGAGGTGTGGTGGCGTGAGAGCGAGGAGACCGTCGTGACCGTCGTCGACATCCTCGAGGAACAGTCCAAGGCAGCCAAGCGGGGGAGGTGAACCGGGTGGCCACAGCGAAGCTGTCCATCGACATCGTCGCTGACGCGACCGACGCGACCACCGCGTTCGACAAGGCCGGCGCCTCAGCGAGCACAGCTGCGGACAAGATCGACTCGATAGGTGGCAAGGCCGGGGACTCCGCATCGGGGCTGTCCGCGCTGACCGGCGCGCTCGAGCTCGCAGGGTTCGATGGGGCCGCAGAGGCGGCTGGGCTGCTTGCGACCGGGCTGGACGCGGTCGAAGGCTCGACGATGCTGTTTAAGGTCGCCCAGGAGTCCCTGTCGCTGGTCACGATCAAGGACACCGCCGCCCGCATCGCGAACACCGTGGCCACCACCGCAGCCAACGCCGCGACGAAGATCTGGGCGGCCTCCACGTGGGTCCTCAACGCCGCCCTGAACGCCAACCCCCTGGGCCTGATCATCGGCCTGGTCGTGGGGCTCATCGCGGTCATCGTGCTCATCGCGACCAAGACCACGTTCTTCCAGGACACCTGGGAGCGGATCTGGCCGGTGATCAAGATCGGCATCGACGCCATCAAGACCGCGTTTGGGTACGTCTCGGACGCGGTGTCGGACGTGATCACCTGGGTGGGCAAGATCACCGGGACCGCCCTGGACTCGTTCAAGAAGCCCATCGACAAGATCAAGGAGGCGTTCGACCACGTCTCCGACGCGGTGTCCGACCTGATCGACTGGGTCGGCAAGATCAAGATGCCCAAGGTCCTGACCGACATCATCGACAACATCAAGAAGATCGACATCTGGCCGTTCTCCGTGCCCGGCACCGGTGGTGAGCCCGGCACCGCACCCGGGGTCAGCTCCCTGGCGGCGACGACGACCGCGACCCGGGGCGGCACCGGGGTCACGATCAACGTCAACGGCGCCCTAGACCCGGTCGGGGTCGCCCGCCAGATCCGCACCATCCTTCGGGCCGACGACCGCCGCCGGCACGGGGTCGTGATCGCATGAGCACCGGGGTCAGCTGCACCGTGTACGTCGACGGGGTCCGCGCCGCGGACGGGTCACCTGGCGACCCGTCCGCGGCGCCCACGGTCCTCTCGGAGCTGGCTGTGGCGTGGGGGCGCCCCGACACCATGACCCAGCCGGCCCCTGACGCGTGCACGTTCAGCGTGTACGACCCGGCCGGGGTCGGGTTCGGATCGACCTACCGGGTCGGGCACCGCGTCGACATCGAAGCGCACGGCGACACCTACCCCGACCCGTCCGTGGAGACCCTGACCAACCCCGGGTTCGAGACGACCGCGGTGACCTGGGTTCCCACCGGGGGCACCGCGACCCGCACCACCACCAGGGCCCGCACCGGCACCTACTCGCTGGCGCTGCAGCCCACCACGGCAGGTGTCCCGGCCGCAGTGTTCCTCGCACCGGCACCCTTCGAGCCGGCGGGGACCAACCCTGACGCGTGGGACGCGATCCCGACCACCGCGGTCGGGCAGACCTGGGCGGCGTCCGTGTCGGTGTGGGTGCCGCTCGGGGCGTCCGTCACGGTCCGCGCCGCCCTGTTCACCGGCCCGTATGCGACCGCCGGCACACCGGCGGGGACGCCGCGCACGGTGGACGGCACCGGGGCGTGGCAGACGCTCACCGCGGAGCACACCACCCAGGTCGACGACCAGTGGGTCGGACTGTGGCTGCGCCTCGAGCCGACCGGCCCCGCGTGGGACCAGGTGGACCCGGCCCTGACCTGGGACCAGGTGGACCCGGCCCTGACCTGGGACGACCAGGGCACCTTGTACATCGACGACGCGTCCGTGGTCGCACCCGCCGCCGGGACGTCCCGCGGTGTGCTCGTGTTCTCCGGGCGGATCACCGACCTGCACACCACCTGGGACGGGGGCCCCACCCTCGAGGTCGCCGCGGTCGGGTTCAGCGCGGACCTGGACAACGTCCTGATTGGGGACGTCCCGTGGCCCGTGGAGAGCGTCGACACCCGCACCCACCGGATCCTGGCCCTGGCCGGCCTGCCGATCACGATCGACATCGACACCTCCATCGACCAGACCTTGCTGACCTGGCGGGACGTCGACGCCCAGGGCGCCGCCGGGCTGCTCCAAGAGATCGCCGTGTCGGTCGACGCGGTCCTGTGGCCGGCCGTGCATCAGACGATCGGCGCGTACCTGCGCCTCGAGGACCCCGCACTGCGGGTCGCGCTGCTCGAGCTGGCCCTGGTCGACGGGGTGATCACTGTCGTGCAGGGCGACCCCGGGACAGGGTTCGACCTGTCCGCGTGCATGGTCCTGCGCGACCCGGTCACCTGGGTGCAGGACGTGGCCGACGTGATCACCCGCGCCCAGGTCGGGTGGCTGCTGCAAGGCGTCGACGACAAGGGCAAACCCACCACCACCCAGGTGCAAGAGGTCCTGGTCGACGCCGCCCTCGAGGCCCAGCACGGTGTGCGGGCGGTGTCCTTGTCCACCCAGCTGCAGGCCGCGGTCGACGCGTCCGACGTCGCGCAGCGGATCTTGTCGCGGTCGTCCCCGGACGCGTGGCGCGCCGATGGGCTGACCGTCGACGACGACGACGTCAACCCGGGCCCGGCCGGGGTCGCCCTGGTGCTGGACCTGCTCGATGGGACCTCCAGGATCGGCGCGCCCTTGGTCCTGGGTGACCTGCCGCCCTGGTCGCCGGCGGGGGCGGCGGCCGCGGTGTACCTCGAGGGGGGCACGTTCCAGTTCGTCGACGGCAGGTGGGTGCTGGCCCTGACCGTGTCCGCCGGCGCCGGGCTGGGCGGATCGGCCGCGTGGGACGAGCTGGACCCGGCGTGGACGTGGAACCAGTGGGACCCGAACCTGACCTGGAACGACCTGCGCGGCGCCGCCGCAGCCTAGGAGGCACACATCATGGCAACGACCGCGAACGGCCTGCCCCACCCGGTGGGCACCGACAAGGTCGTCGACGGCGACGACGCGATCCACGCCCTGGCCACGTTCCTGGACCCGCCCTATGGCGGGTGGACCAACTACGTCCCGGTGCTGGGCAACATCACCCTAGGAAACGGCACCCTGCTGGCCCGCTTCCACAAGCTGGGGCGCACCGTGACCACCGCCGGGTTCGTCTCCTTCGGATCCACGACCCTGAACAACGCCAGCCCCATGCAGGTCACCTTGCCCACCACCGCCACCGGCCTGCCGGCCCTGGGTGTCGCAGCTGCCGCGGACACCTCAGCCGGCCTGACGATCCCCTGCATCGCGGTCCCCTACACGTCCACCGTCGTCGCTTTCCGCAGCCCTGCCGGCGCGTTCGTGTCCTCTGCTGCACCCTTCGCGTGGGCGGTCGGGGACGTCCTGTCGTGGTCCCTGACGTATGAGTCGACGACGTGATCACGGTCAGCGCGAACAACGGCACCGCCCCGGCGGACGCCCTTGCCGTGCTGCCCGGCCACAACGGGGACGGCTCCCCGCACACCGCCCCACACGCCACCGCCGCGTCCTACGCCCGGATCCGCGCCGCCCTGGGCGCCGCGGGCCTGGGTGAGCTGCTGCCCTCGGATGGGTGGTCCTGTTACCGGGACCGCGCCGCACAGCAGCACATGCGTGACATCGGCCTGACCACGATCCCGGTAGGGCAGTCGATCCACGGGGAGTGGACGCACGGCAGCGCGGCCGACCTGGCGAACCTGGGCGGGTTCGGTGCACCGCGCCACGAGTGGCTACGGCACCACGGTGGTGAGCACGGCTGGTATCAGCCGGCGTGGGCCCAGGCCCACGGGTCGCTACCCGAACCGTGGCACTGGGAGTACGACCAACGCCACGACCAGCACCTCAACGAAGAACCGATCGGAGGTTTCCTCATGGCACTGACCGACCAGGAACAGGCCAACCTGTACGCCCGCATCGTCAACCTCGACCAGCAAGTCACCGGGGCGGACGGGTTCACCCCCTCGGTCGCCGGCCGGGTCGTCAACGTGGACCGGCAGCTGACCGGCGCGGACGGGCTGAGCCCGTCGCTGGGCTCGAGGATCATCCACACCGACCAGCAAGCCACCGGCGCGGACGGCACGTCACCATCCATCGCGGAGAACGTCAACGACCTCGAACGGGCCCTGACCACCACCACGACCACGATGTCGTCGTGGGCGGGTGCGGTCGCGGTGATCCTGGCCCTGGCCATCGCGGCCGGGTTCGTCATAGCCATCGCCCGGGGCAGCTCTCTGCCCGACGTCGCCCTGTACGCCCTGGCCGGCGCCGTCGTGGGTGGCCTGCTCACCTGGCTGACCGCCCGCCGCAGCTAGGCCTACCAGGCGTCCGCAGCCTGCTGGCAGTCGTCGCAGGTGATATAGAACCGCCGCGGTAGACGGTCCGGCAGGACGACCGTGGCGCCGCACTCCGAGCACCGCGGCGCCGTCGCCGGCAAACTATCGTCCCGGACTCCGATCACCTGCGCCGCCATACCGGACACCCTACGACACCGCCTAGCCATGTCGTAGGGTGTCGCACATGGAGATGATGACGCGCGCACAGTACGCCGCGCACCACGGCAAGTCCGACCGCACCGTCCAGCGCTGGCTCGAGCGTGACCTGTTACCGGGTGCGACCCTGACCCGGGAAGGGTGGCGGATCCCCGCGGACGTCCTGCCGATCTTCGACGAGGCGCCCACCCGTACCGTGGCCACGACGTCCAGGGTGACCGGCGCCCCTCCGGCAACGACGCTGGCCGGCGCCCTGGACGTCCTGCCCGCCTACCTGGACGTGCCCACCGCCGCCAACCTGCTGGGGCTCAACGAGCGCACCGTGCTGCGCAACGCGCCGCGCTGGGACGGGGAGAAGATCGGCGGCGAGTCCGGCCGGGCGTGGATGATCCCCGCCGCCGCCGTGCGCAAGGTGGCCGGACTGTGA